TTCGTGGTTCATTCTATCTAAGCTATGCTTATCCGTAAAATCTCTGTAGGTCCCGACTATAAGTCGGCGATGCATTACTTGCTAGGCCAAGAGGTTCTCGGGGGCAACTATAAAATACACCTCATCAAAGTTGAGGATAAATCAAATTCAATTCAGATATGGATAGAGCGCAGTAACGAGATAATTCTTTGGAAACACTTCTCGCATACGATGCCGCTGTCCGTAGAGTACAACATTAACTTTTAATGAGGTCACCAGACTCTTTTATAGTAAAGCCAAAAAATAGCAGTAGATACGATAACAAACGAAAAGCCGACGACGTTGAGTTTATCGTAAGTTCATCCCAAGAAGACCACAGGTTTTCTAACCGCTACGCTATCGTACAGTCCGTTCCGCTTTCTTACTCAGGCCCTATCCAGGCGGGAGATACCCTGTTGGTTCATCATAACGTATTTAAGTATTATTACGATATGTATGGTGTTCAGAAAAGTGGCCGCAGCTATTTCCAAGATGACCTTTTTTTTGTGACGGACGACCAGTTCTTTCTATATAAAAAAGACGACAGGTGGCAGGCTCACGGGAAATATTGTTTTGTAGAGCCTGTAGAAGAGAAAGAATCGTGGATAGGTAAGTTCTCAAAGGAAGAACCTCTTATCGGGCGCCTTAAATATGGCAACGACCAACTACTCTCTCTTGGTGTAAATGAAGGTGATGAGGTTTCATTCCTCCCTGACAGCGAATATGAGTTTACGGTAGACGGAGAGAAGCTGTACCGTATGTTTACTGATAACATAACCCTGGTATTATGAACTCGAAAGAACTCAAAGAGAAGATTATAGCGGCTGGTCATAGGGCGGTAGAGCAGCTTATCAAAGTAGCTAAAGAAGATATAATTAAGCCAGACCTTGAAGACGAGCTGGCTGCTGACAGGCTAAAAAATGCAGCGGCCACTAAAAAGCTTGCCATATTCGATGCGTTAGAGATACTCAATCGTATTGAACAGGAGAGAGAGAACTTAGATGCGCTAGCAAAGCGTGGTGATTCATCTACTAATACCAAGCAGGGATTTGCAGAACGAAGGTCAAAATAAGCTACTTACTCAGCTCGAAGGTGTAGTACCTAAAAACGTTCTTGCCAGAAAAAATCGCGCAAAAAACTGGGAGTACGGATATAACGAAGACTATGACTTTGTGGTCATATCAAAGGACGGAACGGTAGGTGAGGTGGTCGAAATACAGGGTGTGCGTATTGCGATTCCTATGTCTGCCTCCGACCCGATACAGCGAAGTAAATCCAAGAAAGAGCAGTACTGGCAGCCATTAGAGTATCCCAAGGAGCTTACACGTATCAAGACAATATTTCAGTGGAATGATATGCCCGCTGAGTTTAAAGACAGGTGGGTAGACTTTGTAGAGCAGGAGTTCGACAGGCGTGAAAATGGAGCGTGGTTTATGAATAACGGAGTGCCTACATACATAACAGGCTCGCACTATACCTACCTACAATGGACCAAGATTGACGTAGGACTTCCTGACTTCCGAGAAGCTAACCGAATATTCTATATTTTCTGGGAAGCGTGTAAAGCTGATGTAAGGTGTTTTGGTATGTGCTACCTAAAAATCCGTCGTTCAGGATTTTCATTTATGGGTTCTTCGGAGTGTGTGAATATAGGAACCTTAGCTAAAGACGCTCGTGTGGGAATACTTTCCAAGACGGGTGCTGACGCCAAGAAGATGTTTACCGATAAAGTAGTTCCTATATCTGCTAACTACCCGTTCTTTTTCAAGCCTATACAGGACGGTATGGACAAGCCAAAGACAGAGCTTGCCTACCGAGTTCCCGCCTCTAAGATTACCAAGCGTAATATGTACCTCGATGAGTCTGAGGAGCTTGACGGTCTCGATACCACTATAGACTGGAAGAATACAGCTGATAACAGTTATGACGGAGAGAAGCTCCTTTTGTTGGTTCACGATGAAAGTGGTAAGTGGGAAAAGCCAGAGAACATACTCAATAACTGGCGCGTAACGAAGACCTGTCTGCGTCTCGGTAGTCGTATTATCGGTAAATGTATGATGGGCTCCACATCCAACGCGCTGAGTAAAGGAGGTGGCAACTACAAGACTCTATACGCTCAATCTGATGTAAGCAATCGTAACGCCAACGGACAGACCAAGAGCGGTATGTACAGTTTATTCATCCCTATGGAATGGAACTTTGAAGGTTATATCGATAGGTATGGTATGCCTGTGTTTAGGAAGCCACTGCACGAGGTAAAGGGTATCGACGGAAGCTCTATTAAGATGGGAGCTATTGAGTACTGGGAGAACGAGGTGGCCTCACTTAAAAACGACCCCGACGCGCTTAACGAGTTCTATCGGCAGTTTCCACGTACCGAGTCACACGCTTTCCGAGATGAAAGCAAGCAGTCTATATTCAATCTAACTAAGATATACCAGCAGATTGACTATAACGACGAAATGATAAAGGAGCATTACCTAACTAGGGGTTCTTTTCATTGGAAAAACGGTGAAAAAGACAGTCAAGTTATATGGACGCCAGAGCGCAATGGTCGTTTTTTGTTGGGTTGGACTCCTCCTGCTAGGATGCAAAATCATATTATAGTTCGCAACGGGATGAAGTATCCTGGTAATGAGCATATCGGCTCCCTTGGTTGCGACCCGTACGACATATCTGGTGTAGTAGGCGGAAGGGGCTCAAATGGTTCATTACACGGGATGACTAAGTTTAATATGGATGACGCCCCGAGCAACGAGTTTTTCTTAGAGTATGTAGCTCGACCACAGACCGCTGAGATATTTTTTGAAGAAGTTCTGATGGCCTGTATATTCTATGGGATGCCTATCCTTACCGAGAATAACAAGCCAAGGCTTCTCTATCATTTCAAGAACAGGGGTTACCGCAAGTTTTCTATGAACCGTCCCGACAAGAAGTTTAATAAACTGTCTAAAACGGAGAGGGAACTGGGTGGTATACCGAATACCTCGGAGGATGTAAAGCAATCGCACGCTTCGGCTATCGAGACTTATATCGAAAAGCACGTGGGGATTGATATGGAGGGAACATATAGGGAGCAGGGCGACATCGGCACTATGCCGTTCACAAGGACGCTTGAAGACTGGGCTAAGTTTGATATCAACAACAGAACGAAATTTGACGCTACGATAAGCTCTGGATTGGCTATTATGGCTAACCAAAAACACATCTATCAGCCTGTTGAAAAGCAATCGAAATTATCTGTTACCTTTGCTAGATACAACAATCGTGGAAATATAAGCGAACTAGTTAAATAATGAGAGATGTTCAGGTTAACATAGCATCTGCCTCGTTCCCTACCCAATTTGTTTCTGACGCTGAAAAGGCGACTTATGAGTATGGATTGCAGATTGGACAAGCCATTCAATATGAGTGGTTTAAGAGGGATGGAAACGGTTGTCGCTTCTATAGCCAATGGAGAGATTTTAATCGACTCCGATTGTACGCTAGGGGAGAGCAGTCTGTTGCTAAGTATAAAAGTGAACTCTCAGTCGACGGTGACCTTTCTTATTTGAACCTGGACTGGACTCCAATTCCTATCATCCCTAAGTTCGTTGATATTGTAGTTAACGGTATGTCGGACCGCCTGTTTGATGTCAAGGCTTATGCTCAAGACGCTATGTCGTCGGCAAAGCGTAGTAAGTATCAGGATATGATAGAGGCTCAGATGGTCTCTAAAGACCTTTTGATGCAGGTAAAGGAAGGCTTTGGCGTAGACCCTTTTACTGTATCTCCTGACGAGCTTCCTAATAGCGATGAAGAACTGTCTTTGTATATGCAGCTTAACTATAAGCCTGCAATTGAAATAGCGGAAGAAGAGGCTATCAATACACTGCTTGAGCAGAACAGGTATAACGAAACCAGGCAGCGCGTAGACTACGACCTTGCTGTACTTGGTGTAGGAGTCGTAAAGCACGAGTTTCTCAAGGGTGACGGGGTACAGGTAAAATATGTAGACCCCGCTAACGTGGTATATAGCTATACCGAAGACCCGTACTTCCAAGATAATTTTTACTGGGGAGAGATTAAGACAGTGCCTATCACTGAGCTTATTAAGATAGACCCTACCCTTACTACGGACGACCTCAAGGAAATCTCAAAGCATTCCCAAAGCTGGTACGATTACTATAACGTACAGCAGTTTTACGATAACGATATCTTCTATCAGGATACCACTACCCTTATGTACTTCAACTACAAGACAACGCAGAAGTTTGTCTACAAGAAGAAGGTAATGGATGGCGGAGGCGCTAAGGTGGTTGAGAAGGACGATACGTTTAACCCGCCAGAAGAGATGATGGAGGAGGGTCGGTTCGAGAAAATCGAAAAGACTATCGATGTATGGTATGAGGGCGTTATGGTTATGGGAACCAATATTATTCTCAAGTGGGAGATGGCGGAAAATATGGTCCGTCCTAAATCTGCATCGCAGTACGCAGTTCCAAATTACTTGGCCTGTGCGCCACGTATGTACAAGGGTAACATCGAGTCATTGGTTCGACGTATGATTCCTTTGGCTGACCAGATACAGATTACCCACCTTAAACTACAGCAAGTAATGTCGCGCATCGTTCCAGACGGTGTGTTTATTGATGCTGACGGACTTAACGAAGTAGACCTTGGGACAGGTAATGCGTACAACCCAGAGGACGCTTTGCGTCTGTACTTCCAGACGGGTAGCGTAGTCGGGCGTAGCTATACGCAGGATGGCGAGTTTAATAACGCTCGAGTCCCTATCCAGCAGCTCACCAGCAACTCGGGGCAGTCTAAGATTAGCGCTTTAATTGGGAACTACAATCACTATCTTAATATGATACGTGATATTACTGGTCTCAATGAAGCGCGTGACGGCTCTATGCCTGACCCTAACTCATTGGTAGGGGTACAAAAGCTAGCGGCACTAAACTCTAACGTAGCTACTCGACATATCTTAGATGGTAGCTTATTTATATTGAAGTCGTTGGCTGAAGCTTTGTCTTGCAGGGTGGCGGATATATTGGAGTATGCAGACTTTAAGGAAGAGTTTGCAAATCAAATCGGCAAGTACAATATCTCTATCCTTAACGATATCAAAGATTTGTATATCTACGATTTCGGTGTCTTTATTGAGGTGGCCCCTGACGAAGAGCAGAGGGCTATGCTCGAGCAGAATATCCAGATGGCTTTGTCTAAGAACGACATCAATTTGGAGGACGCTATCGATATCAGAGAGATTAAAAATATTAAGCTAGGCAACCAATTGCTCAAGCTCAAGCGCAAGAAGAAGCAAGAGCGCGAGGAAGCTATGCAGCTTCAGCAGCAGCAGATGCAAGCTCAGCAGCAGTTCGAATCTCAGAAGCTGGCTACGGAGTCTCAGATGATGAAGATACAGGCCGAGGGTCAGCAGAAGGTGCAGATTAAACAAGCAGAGGTGGCTTTTGATATCGAGCGTATGCAGATGGAGGCTCAGCTAAAAAACCAGTTGATGCAGCAGGAGTTTGATTACAATATGCAGCTCAAGGGTGTAACTGAGGAACTTATTGCTGGACGAGAGGATATGCGTGAAGACGCTAAAGCAAAGCGTATTAGCCAGCAGAATACAGAGCAGTCGAAACTAATTAATCAGCGTAAGAATAACTTACCGCCTATCAATTTTGAATCAAATGAGGATAGCCTTGATGGCTTTGACCTTGCTGAGTTCGAGCCACGATGAGGTCGGTAAAAAATAATTATCTTCGCACAAATTAAATACAATGGAAATTAAAGTACGAGACCTAGGCGCGGTAGAGGAGAAGTCTGTTGCAGAAGTCGAACAGGAGCTTCTTAAAAAACACGATGCCGAAGTAAATGGTGAAACACCTGACGAACCAGTAGCTGAAACTGTGTCGGAGCCGACACAAGATGAGCCCGCTGGTTTAGATGAGGAACAAGTTCTTTCATTTCTAAAGGACCGATACGGAAAAGAGATTAACACCGTAGGGGAGCTATTCGAAGAGCGCGAGTCCGCGCCTGAGCTCCCTGAAGATGTAGACGCTTATTTCCGTTTCAAAAAAGAGACGGGGCGTGGACTCAAAGACTTTGTTGAACTCAACAAGGACTATGACGAAATGAACCCTGACGCACTCTTAGCGGACTACTATCTCGCTACAGAAGAAGGTTTAGATGCCGACGATGTAAAGAGTATGGTAGACGATTTCAGTTACGATGAAGACCTCGATGAAGAGGCTGTCATCCGTAAGCGAAAAGTCGCTAAGAAGAAAGAGGTTAATAAGGCTAAGAAATATTTCTCAGACCTTCAAGAGCAATATAAGGTACCCCTTGAGTCAAGCGGGAATCCTTTGTCTGGCGAAGAGAAAGAAAATTTTGAAGCCTATCAACAATACGTGAAGGAGTCTAGTAGTGTCCAACAAGAAAACGCTCGTCGTAACGAGTGGTTTCGGGATAAGACTGACGAAGTTTTTTCTGATGAATTCAAAGGTTTTGAATTTAAAGTCGGAGATAAGGACGTCACTTTTAACCCAGGGAACGCTAGCGAGCTGAAGAAAAACCAGACTGACATTATGAACTTTATAAATAAGTTTATGGGTGACGACGGTTTGATTCAGGACGCAGCAGGATACCATAAGGCTTTGAGCGTTGCAATGAATCCTTCTAAGTTCGCCCAGTTCTTTTATGAGCAGGGCAAAGCTGACGGAGTCGAAAACATCAGTCGTAAATCCAAGAACATAAATATGGATTCGCGAAAGGTGCCTGAGACTTCGAGGAAGGACGGAATGCAAATTCGGAGTGTAAATTCCGATTCGGGACGCGGACTAAAAATTAGGAGCGCCCGTAGAGTATAATTTTTAAAAACAAAAAAATGGCTGTACAAGCAAACCCTGGGTTTGATTTAACCCCAGCTCCAAAGCAAGTAGCTCTGGAGACAAATTATATCACTGACTTTAATTTCTTGAACCAGTATCTTCCTGATACTTACGAGAAAGAATTCGAGCGCTACGGAAACCGTACTATCGCTGGATTCTTGCGTATGGTAGGAGCGGAGATGCCTTCTAACTCTGACCTCATCAAGTGGGCTGAGCAAGGGCGTTTGCATATTAAGTATGACGCTTGTGTTACAGCAACTGCTGACGCAGCAGATACGGCAACGTGGACTATCACTCTTCCTGCTAACACTGCTAATAGCGCTTTGCGTGTAGGTCAAACCATTATGATTTCTTCTGCCGCAGGTGCTGCAACGCTTAATAACAAAGCTGTTATTACTGCCGTTGGCGCCGTTGCTGGTGGGGCTGGTGGAACTTTTACTATTGACGTAGCTTACTATGAAGCTGGCGGTCAGGCAGCTGGTATGCAAGCGTCTACTGCTTGTAGCATCTTCGTTTATGGTTCTGAGTTTGCGAAAGGCACAGCTGGTATGGTTGGTTCTTTGGAGGCTGAGGACAACATCTTTGAGAATAAGCCAATTATCTTGAAGGATAAGTATGCTGTCAACGGTTCTGATATGGCTCAAATCGGTTGGGTTGAAGTAACTTCTGAAAACGGAGCTACTGGCTACCTATGGTATTTGAAGTCTGAGCACGAGACACGTCTTCGTTTCGACGACTACTTGGAGACTGCTATGATTGAAGCCGTTCCTGCGGAAGTAGGCTCGGGTGCTTTAACTGCATTAGGTGTAGCTGGGTCTGCTGGTACTGCTGGTTCTGAAGGTGTCTTCTATGTAGTTAACGCACGAGGAAACGTCTTCCAAGGTATCCCAACTACGTTGGCTGAGTTTGACACTATCATCCAGCGATTGGATAAGCAAGGTTCTATCGAAGAAAATGTAATCTTCGTTAACCGTGACTTCTCATTCGCTATCGACGATATGTTGGCTGCTCAGAACTCTTACGGTGCAGGCGGTACTTCGTACGGTCTCTTTGACAATGACGAAGAGATGGCGTTGAACCTCGGTTTCCGTGGCTTCCGACGTGGTTATGACTTCTATAAGTCTGACTGGAAGTACTTGAACGACCCAACTATGCGGGGCGGTTTGAATAGCGGTAAGGTAGATGGTTTGTTGGTGCCAGCTGGTTCAACAACTGTATACGACCAAATTATGGGTAAGAACGCTAAGCGACCTTTCCTCCACGTTCGGTACCGAGCTTCAGAAACTGAAGACCGTCGTTACAAGACTTGGATTACTGGTTCTGCTGGTGGAGCACGTACTAGCGACCTCGACGCTATGGAAGTCAACTTCCTGTCTGAGCGAGCTGTATGTACG